CAATGCTCTGGAGCGGTGTCGGGAAAAGCTGCCATCATGGTCTCAAGAGTTGTCCGGTCCGGCGGCTGCGTGTTCTCACGGCTGAGCGCCGTTGCAGCCAGCGCCAGTTCCCGTGGCGTCGATTGCCAGAAGGCCTGCGGCGATAGCCCGAGGTTTTGGAACGCGAAGGTTGCTATTTCGTGCCAGGGAAAGGGGCGCATTCGCGCACCTCAGGGCGCGCGGTATCGGCTGCGGGAGCTTGTTGGGGCGTTGATCTGGGCTGAGCGTCATCCGGTGCGCCGAATGTTGCTTCCAGCAACTCGGCAACGACCGCCACATAACCTGCAGCTCCATTCTCACAGGCTATGGCAGCGACCTCGCCATCCTGGATTTGATGACCGGCGCCGCGCAAGCCGGCACCGATGATCCGGATGGCGTCACGGGACTTCAGGCGCCCATTCTCAAAGCGTGAAGCCAGCGCCAGCATGTCTTCATCGCCAAAAGCCGCTTCCAGTTCAGCCAACGCTCCCAATGTCAGACATAGTCGAAATACCTTGCCATCGAGGCGGGCATCGATTTCACCGCGACGCTTATTTGCCACGTAAAACTCCTTTCCTTTTACTCAGAGACGTCGGCACACATAAATATCCTGAGGTTTTTGCCTTCCGGAATGCCGTCAATCAAAGTTCTCTCAATCAGAGCGCTGTAAAGGTGAGGCCCGCCGATTCGAGGTTGACTTCGAATGACACTTCGCTGTCATGCCGCCCGGTTAACTCCAGATTAGTAATTTGAAAGCGTCCCTGGATTTCACCGAAGTCAGGCACCACAATCAGCCAAACGCGAATCTCGCCATCGAAGAATGTTTGGCGCATTGTCTCATCCGTGGCCGTATCCCTGAAAATACCGGCCCCTGTAATGCGTGCCGATTTTACGCCCGAACCAGCCAGCAGCTCGCGCCATTCGCCGGACGATTCCTGGTGCGTGATATCTACCGTTTCAGAGTTAAACGCGATCGAGCGCGATCTAAGGCCGGCCACGGTGACAAAGGTGTCAGTATCGGGCATGTAAATTTTAAGGAGCAGGTCCTTGCCTTTTTGTGCCGCCATGGGTGCTCTCCTGTTGGGTTGAACATGTTATTGAGTGAACGGCTTATTAAACGAACGGCCAGGTGTATGGCGTTTGCGCTCTTGTCAGCAGGTTACGCCAGCGGCTCGGTTACAGCCCTGAAGCGTAAAAGACCCCGCAGGGTTTCGACGTCGGCTTGCCGCCGCACATCGGAAAATTCGTGACGCAGGTTGACCAGGCGATATCCGGAAAGTGCCAGTGTCTGGTCATGCAGACGCGTACGCACGGCCGCCATGATAGACTGCACCTGCCTGCGTCCCACCGCATGCGACCAGACGTGCAACGTTAGTGTGTGTTCCTGGGCTTCCTGATCGCCGCTTGACCAATCCCGTTCGATAGTTTCGCCAAAGGCAATGTACGGGAAGCTTGAGCCGCGTGGCACATGATCGTAAACGTGGGCGCCGCCCAACAGCGTTATCACATCTCTATCGCCAATTAGCGCGCCATAGACTGAGCGCTGCAGCGCCCATGCTGCAGTTTCCATAATGCAGAACTTTCAGATTTAGTTTAAAGCGGGAAATACGCTGAGACAACAAAGCCAGCCAATCCGGTTCCCGGCTTGGCTCTGCTTGCACATCTCACTGTTTCTCATGATCGCGGGCGTGTCTGGCATCGCCGGTGACGTCTGTGCGTTCATTTGTGCCCCGATGCGTCGCTTGCAGCCTGTTTTGCACGCGAGCACGAATGCGCGACTGGTCGAGTTTGAGGCGGCTTCGTTGATGGCTGCTGCTCGCAAGACGTACGTTAATCTTCATGGCTCGAACGCCACGCAATAACAGACCAGCCATTGCCGGCGGCCCTGTTCGTCCAGCGCGGCCGTTATCTCGTGATATCTCTCGCTGGCGACGAGACGCATGGTAGCATCGACGTCAGCGCGGTAGCGCATGACAATTCGGTGGGTCGCGCGGGTAACCGGCGTGTCGGCACGCTGAATTTCACGGCCCTCAAGCCCCTTGATTTCAGCCCACACGGTTGCCACCTGTTGCCATGCGATCGTCGCTGCGCCGCCCTCGTCATCGGTGCGGACAGGCTTTTCGATTGTCACGCGATGGCGCAGCGCTGCAGGGTTGGGCTGCTTCATAGACGCATCGCCTTATAGGGGGTGAGCAAATCGGATACGGCTTCCGGTAATGGGCGGCGATCTTCCGCGGTTGTCGGATCGCGATGCTCAAACCAGAACGCGGTCAGCATGAGGAGGGCCTGGCAGATATTCTGCGGGACATCGTCCGCACGCGCTCCGAAGCCAGCCGTGATGTCGATCTCGATACCGTTTAAAGTGGCGCCGGGTTGAGGCCAGTCTCCCGTTTGCGATGCAATGCGCGGTAAGGCGCTGGCGGTATCTACGGTATAACTGTCTGGGTCGAGCACGCTTGCGATATTGTCGATGTTGCGCACGCGGATGGCGTCGATGCTCTGCAGCGGCCTGAGCGGCAGTTCGACAATGTTGCCGTCAGGCCAATCATCGCCCAACCATTGCTGTTGCTGCGTAATCAGCGCCATGTCCAGTGCTGTCTCGATTTGCAGGCGCGCCGTTGTAATGAGGCTTGCGATAAACGCATCTTCGTCGGTTGCATCAATCCGCAAATGCGCTTTTGCTTCGCCGAGCGTTACGGGCTCAAGCGCCGGCCCTGTAAGCAATCGAAGTGTCATGATATGAATGACCTCCAGTCAAAAAAAACAGACCGACGCGGATGCATCGGCCTGCCATAGGGGCCGGTAGGAGGTGCCTCTTAGGGTTGCGAGGAATTGAGAGCTACCGACCGGCTACGAGATATGATTTTCGAAGTGAGCGCGAAAAGCTCACGCAAGTCCCGGAAACATCAAGCACCGAACTTCAGGAACTTGAGCGCCTCGAAGTCCTGTACGCCTCCGCCGACGCGCTTCGTGGTATAAAACAGCACATACGGTTTGGATGAATACGGATCGCGCAGCACCCTGATGCCGATGCGGTCGACGATCAGATAACCGCGTCTGAAATCGCCGAAGGCCATAGCGTGGGCATCCTCTGCGATATCCGGCATGTCCTCGGTTTCGGCAATGGCGAAACCAAGCAACGTCGGTGGCTGGCCTGGCGCAAGTCCTGGCTGCCAAAGATAATTGCCGTCGGCATCCTTCAGCTTGCGCAGCACGGCCTGTGTTGCCCTATTCATAACGAATTGAGCGTTAGCCCGGTAACCGGATTTGAGTGCATAGATTAAGTCTATGAGGATATCCGACGGATTATTTGCAGGAAGTGCGCCAGCAACGCCGGTTGCAATCGTACCGATGCTGCCCCAGGACCAGTCCCCGTTTTCAACTGTGGGATAATTGAGAAACCCGCGCGGTTTATTATTGCCATTGCCGTTGACGAAAGCGGCGCTTTCTTGCTCGGCAAAGACTGCGCGCACCTCTTCCGTCATCCACTGGTCGATGTCGACGGCGCTATCGTCTAACAGCGACTGCGTTGCCGATGGCATGGCGTAGAGTTCCAGGGTTGGAAACGCAAGTTCGGTTAAAGTCGGTGCGTTGGTCTCTGGGCGTGCCGCGGTTTCGCCCACCCAGCCAGTGGCGGCGCTGGTAACCGCAAAAGGCTTTTTATAAACGGAGCCGGAGACCTGGCGGACGCCGGCGATGGCGCGGATCGGTGAAATGTCGCGCAAGGAGCGGTTGATGCTGGCTTCCGTTTCATCTGGCACCAGATAGCCACCATCGGGATCTGAGCCCACAGAGAGCGCTTTGGCTTCAAGGTTGCGCAGGCCGCCTGCATCGCCTTTACGGATATAACCGTCGAAGGCTGATTTATGCTGCAGGCTGACACCGGAGGCCAGAGGCCCGCTGTCCAGAGCCGGCCGTGCCGCCTTATGCACCAACGTATCGACGATGCGTTTGTGTTCATCCAGGGCCCTACCGATGCGTGCGAGCTTTTCATCTGTAACAACATCCGATGCCATACGCTTTTCAAGGGCATCGAGGCGCGCATCGTTGGTGTCTTTAAAGGCTTCGAAGGCGTGCATGAAATCATCGAATGCGCCGGCAATGGCAGCCTCACCAACGTGCTTGGTCTCCATCACTGGCCGGACGTCATTTTGTGATATCGCTTCAGTGGTCATTATCGCCGGGTCCTTTCC